TGCATACGAACAAGCCTTATCCAAATTAACGCCAGAACAAAGCGATGCTTATTTCTTCGGCTAAACCTTTTTTAACTTTTCATAATCAGGAGCAACCATCATGGGTGCAGCAGTAAAAGCAAACAACATTCCGTTCGGTTCACCACTTGCTAAAAAGCATTTTGGCGGCGCAATGTTCAACTCCACGATTGAAAAATCATGGGTAATGAAGAACATGATCGAATCAGCACACCGTACCGATAAAGGTGCTGAAATGGCGAACGCGCCAATCGTGGTGATGAATGACTTAACCAAGTCGGAAGGTGAAACGGTATCTTTCGATATTTACATGCAGCTTACAGGTCGTGCGACCTTTGGTGATGACAACTTAGAAGGTAACTTGGAATCCCTTGATGCCTACCAAGATGAAATTACAATTAACCAGGTGCGTAAAGGTGTGGACGTTGGTGGCCGTATGACCAACAAGAAAACCGTCAATGACCAGCGTGCAATTGCACGTCAAAAGCTTACTGAGTGGTTCGCTCAGTTTGTCGATCAAACGTGCTTCACGAACTTGGCCGGTAAACGTGGTATCAACCCGTTTGTTTTGGCGAAGAACGTGAACTATGCGATTAAAGATACGCATACGTTTGAAGATTATGACGCTGATCATACTGTTTACGGTGGATCTGCAACGTCTAAAGAGTCAATGACGGCGCAAGACAAAATGACCCTTGGCTTAATTGATAAGCTGATCGTTAAAGCCACTACCGAAGGCGGTGACGCTGATAAGAAAGTACGCTTAACGCCGTTGGATAAAAATGGTGAAGATGCCTATATCATGCTGTTACACCCATACCAAGAGCATGACTTGCGTACTGATACTGGTACTTCTGGCTGGTTAGACATTCAGAAAGCGGCGGCTGGTGCAGAAGGCTTAAAATCACCAATCTTTAAGCAGAACCTTGGTAACTACCGTGGCGTACACTTCAAAAAGCATAAGCATGTGGTATTGGATGATACATACGGCGCAGCAGGTAACGTACAAACAGCACGTGCGAACTTCTTAGGCCGTCAATCGCTTGTTATGGCCTTCGGTAATGCGTCAAGCGCAAACCTTCGCGCAGACTGGACCGAGAAAAAGACAGACGTGGATGACAACAAACAGGCGATTTCTGGCCGTATGATGTTTAACGCCAAACGTCCGCGCTTCAATGGTCAAGACGTAAACTCTTACGCCGTGGATACAGCGGCAACCAAACCAGCTTAATCAAAATTTAAAGGCTCATCATGTAAATGGTGGGCCTTTTTCATATTCATTTTTTGGAGTAGTCAAACATGGCTCAATTTAATTCAGATTCACACGAAGGTTTAAGCAACCTACCGACTAACTCACATGGCGGCATGGTCATGTCACATCGTTGTGCTGTTTCTTTCGCAGTCGCAGTTACCTTAGTTGCTGGTGACAAACTTGTGCTAGGTCAACTCCCAGCCGGTTACACGGTTCAGGACCTTACAGCGGATTCAGACGGTATTGCTGGCCTATCTGTAAATGTGGTGCAGGCTGATTCACTTGAATCTGATGCAAAAAAATTAACACTTGCATCGGGCATTAGCCTGGCTACCGCTGGCGGTGAAATTGCAGGGACATTGACCAAGGATGCAGTACGCTTTAAAGGCGATAACAACAACTTATACCTGGTGGCGGAAGTGGTAGAAGGTGGATCTGTTACAAAAGGCCAAGAAGTCGGTGTAACTGTGACCTACCGTTACCGCCAAGTTGCATATTAATAAAATCAGTAAGCCGGGAAAGGAGGATTAGTCCTCCTTTCCTTTTCTTCACTCAAAATAATTGATCAGGATAATTGCCATGACCGCAGCAGCAAAAAACAAAATTGACCTAGAAGCCGATGACCTTATCGAATGTACGATTCAGCGCAAAGGTGGAACGGTTGTAGATTTTGGCTTTCACAACAAAAAGAAGGTGAGTTATCACTTCTTGCCAATTAACCCATTAGATCCAGAATCACCACACGTCTGTAATGTTCCAAACGATGAACATTACGAGCGTTTCGTTAATATCCCAGAAGCTTATCGTGAATTTGATCCAAGCGAAGATTATGAGCCGGTCTATTCAGCACCAACGCCGTCTGACAAAGAAGATAACTTCGATCCACGCAATGACTTCAATGACTTGCTATCAGTCAATCCAGAAGATGTAAGTAATGAATGGTTAGGAAATTTTGCCAAAGTCATCCTTGAAACACCAATCAACCAAAAACAAAAGCTGGCAGATATGGCAACAACTCGCTGGAATCTTGAATTTGACTACAAAACCACAAGCGCCGTGGATATTGTGCGAAAAATTCTGGTTGAGCGTATCAAAGAAGAACGCAACGTAAGCGACAACACTTAATAACAGGGGTGGCTTATGTCACAGATTACATGCCAAGTCTTAATTGACGGCGTAAGAGCAACACAGTTAAACGATATTGAAAAAATCACATGGTCTGATTCTTTGCTTATCTCAGCACTGAACCAAGCCTTGTCGATGCTGTCATTAGTGCGTCCCGATGCAACGGCGAAGGTGTACGAATTTGTTTGTAAAAAAGGCACACGTCAGGATTTACCAGCAGACGGCCTAAGACTTCTAAAGGTTGTCCGCAACCTGAAAGAAGATGGCTCAATGGGCCGCGCCGTTCGCTTGGTGAATATTTCGGATCTGGATTCCATTGCACCAGACTGGCACTCACAACCAACCACAGATACCGCTAAAGAATATATGTTCGATGAACGCAGTCCAAAGTGGTTTTATGTGTACCCACCAGTAAATGCCGGGGTGAAGCTGGATATTGAATATTCAGCACAGCCAGAACAGATCGTTTCGTTAGATACCATGTTGCCAGTTGATACGGTCTATATGCAGCCATTGCAAGAATTTCTCTTGTACAAGTTGCTATCAGGTGAAGGCGGCCAAGGCCAAGGGATGCAGCATTACAATACTGGTATGTCGTTGTTAGGTGCTAAACCGGCAGTTGACCGCTTTGCTGCACCAATTACAGAAACCAACCGCGCAACCGGTGTGGGAGGTTAATTAAATGGCGAAGCATGAAGATTTAAGTTCACGTGTGGCGATTCATGTTTCGCCATGCCCAGAACAGGCAATCATGGATGCACTCAAACATATTGTCCGTGATTTCTGTCAGCAGACTAAAAGCTGGGTGCATGATGTTCCAACGATCCAGGGCGAAGTAGACATACTCAGTTATGCAATGCAGATCCCGGAGGGGAGTGTGGCAGTTCATATCTGGGGGATCGAAGGCCGCCAAGGGCGTTATGAATTATCAACAGATTACTATCTAGGTTTTCCGAACCTGATTAATTTCAACAGCAAAGCGCCGTCTAAGCCAATCAAGCCGCTAATTTCACTGATGCCAAGCAGCCAAAGTGATGAATACCCGGACTATATCGCTGAATATTTCGCTGATTGCCTAGTATCTGGGGCCGTTGGCTATCTACAGATGCAGCCCTTTCGAGAATGGTCCCAGCCTAATGCGGCTGGCGCTCACATGCAGATGTATGAACAAGGTATTGCAAGGGCAAAACGCCAGCGTGATGACGGTTTAAACCGATCAAAAGCAACCGGGCGAGTGCGTCCTCAATATATTTAATCAGTAACCAATCAATCTAAGCAGCCTTAACCGGCTGCTTTTTTTTGGATCAAATAAAATGGCTAAACAAGATATTAACTTAGGTACACAACCTACTGGTGTCGGCGGTGATACAAATAGATCAGCAAATTTAAAAACGAATGCAAACCTGAAAGAGATCTATACGGCGCTAGGTGGATCTTTGAGTGGTGGGAATGGATCTGTACTACCAGCCGGAGGATTGCCTATTGATAAAGGTGGTACAGGTGCAACTACGGCAGCGGCAGCACGTACAAACTTGGGATTGGGGTCTGTTGCAACAGACAGTGTTGTGCCAATTTCTCGTGGTGGTCATAGTGGAACCACGAAGGAGGCAGCAGCAAACAATTTAGGTTTAAAAGTATCACAGTACAATGGTGCATTTACATCGGTTGCTACTCTAGG